CTGATAAAATAGAGTACAGAAAGACCCTTTCAAAATAAAACATTTTGAAATCCTTTCTTTATCTTTTCAAACCTCACGCTTGAAGTCGCCAAACTTTTTGAAAGCGTGGGGCTTTTTTATTTGAACCGTTTCCGATTTGGAAACAGCTAGGTTTATTCTTTCGATAAGTGTTGTTGAAGAATTAAGGCCATGTTGGCTTTCTCTTCCTCTGTCATAGGAGGTTCGTTTGGGTCATCCACTGAAAACTCGATGGCATGCCACTTATCATTGACTCTAATCCATTCTCTTCGTCTATGGCATTTGCAGTCTAGGTTGTGTTTAATCACTTCCATTGGTCTGCTTTCGCTACTCATTTTACTCCTCCCTATACAAATCCACAACTTCGCCGATAATTCGGAAGTCTGTCTCTGGTGTGATTGGCATATCTTTGTAAGCTGGGTTCAAGCTGTGTAGGTATGCCTGGTCTTTATTAATAACAAGTTGCTTGATATAAGCATTGCCGTTATAGTTGAACACTCCAATAACTCCATCATTTAACTCAACACTTGTCTGGATGAATACCAAGTCTCCATCGTGATAGTCAGGTTCCATGGAATCCCCTTTGATGGGAATAACAAAGTCAGCATCGATATCTACTGGCAATTCAATCCGCTCCACTCGTACATCGTTCAAATATTGCCCTGTACCTGCAGAGGCTGGGTGGTCGTAGTAGTCGTAACTATAAAGCTGAATGACCTCCAATACTTCGTTTGGTTGAGCTTTTTCTTCATTTCTCTGCTCGTTCAATTGCTTCTCTGCATAGGTCAGGACTTTTTTCTGCCTTGGCTGGTGTAACTGGTCGTAGATGGCTTGGATTAGGGAAGTATTAGAAGAGGAGTCTTTTTGAATCGGAGGGAAAAGATCGTCAATTGAAATGTTAAAAGCATTAGCTAGATCAAACATTGTATCCTTTTTAGGAGATCTAAAACCCTTCTCGTAATTCCCGATAGCATTTTTACTCATCCCTATCTTAGAACCCAATTCTTGTTGAGTCCAACCATTTTGAAGTCTATATTGTTTTATATTTTCACCTATGATAATGGCAATTTCTTCTTTATTCATGATTGAGTCCTTTTTACCTTTCTATAAGTAAAGTATAACATAAAACCCACGAAAAGAAAACTTTTTTGCGAAAAAGTAAAAAAAGTGTTGACGACCCACGAAACGTGTGCTATAATATAATCAAGGTTAAGGAAATAACAAAAAACAATTCGGAGGGAAACACAATGAATAAAGGACTTACGACACAAGAACAAATCGCACTAGCAAAAGAAATCTTACAAGTTAAGAATCGCAGAGGACGCTCATTGAAACTTGGAGAAATCCTAGATCGTGAAAAACTATTATCGGATGATATGTACGCATTGTACAATACACTATTGACAGCAATCAGAGTGTATGGCGATGTTATCGGATTTGACGACAAAGACTTTCAGGAAATGGCTCTTACAATCTTAGTTATTGAAAAGGTTGAAGAAGCGAAAGGAGCTAGGGTAGCGTAGAGAGGTGCGACTCCTCTCCTAGCTGTTGCTCATAGAGCGAAAAAAGAGAAAGGAGGAAAAAGATGTCAGGGCAAAAAGAAAAATACCACGATAGACGTGGTAGACCTGATGAATTGAAGGTTGAAAAAGTTATCCACCTTTCAATTTTGAGAGGCGAAGGAACCGAGACGGATGGCATTAGAGTTGTAGAACAGTACTATAACATGGACGGCAATCTAATATTTGAATTAGATCCTTGCTCTCCGCATTATCAAGAATTTTTAGGTTTGCGTTGATTTTGTTTATCTTTGTCCAAATCTAAAATATCTTGTAGTAATCGCTCGTTATCATGGCGTTCAATATACCATTTTTGCATAAGTAATTCTATAAACTTCAGCAACTTGTGAGCCTCATTTGGTTCGATATCCACTATAAGATTTATATCTTTTTCTGGATGGGCGCCAATGTTTCCAAGTTTTCGTAGAGCATCGAGTACATTTTTAGTGCTTGGGTCAACAGACTCTTTCAAAGCATCTATCTCATCTACTAACCTTGCTTTAGAAATTCCCCAAAAATCTCTAATCATTCCTTGTAGACAACGTCTAGAGAGGGTAGCAGAAGCTTTGGGGCTGAGATTTAAGATAGCGTGAGCTTCTTCATAATCACTTCTGATAGTCTGTGGAATGTATTCCGGGTAAACTTTAGCAAGTGAAATTGGATTGAAGTGCATAATGCGATTTGGGAATTGACTTCCTACGCCCACGATGTCGATTGAAACTTTATGGCAGTTTGGACAATTCATTGTTTGTATTGTTATTTTGTCACTCAAGTTTTCTTCGATGGGAAAATGCGGACGATGAATCAAAAAGTAGTGCTCGTCTTCTCGAAAAGTACCGTCGTGATTTGGAATAGAACAACCGCAAAACAAGCAGAATAGTTTACTAGAATCCATAAGATTTCTCCATTCGTTTTTATTATATTATACCAAATTTAGAAAGGAGGTAGGAACGTGCAAGTATATCTTTATCAATTACGAAAAGAAAAAGGAATGACGCAAAAACAATTAGCAAAAAAATTAGGTATTTCAGAAACTGCATATCGTCAAAAAGAGAAGGGGCAACGTGCTTTTAAATCTGATGAAATGTTTATCATCGCTGATGTTCTAGAGAAAGATATCAGCGAAATTTTTTCAGACCCAAGACCACGAAACGTGGTTATTTAGAAAGGAGAAAAGGTGAAGATAAATGAAGTGAGAAACAACGTTTTTTACCAATTTCCGAAATGGTTGCTTGAAGAAGAATACAAGCATTTGAGTATACGAGCAAAAATTGTATATATGCTGGTATTCGACAGAAGAACATACTCGATTAAAAATAATTGGTACGACAAGAATGGAGATGTCTACGTCTATTTCACAATAGAAGAACTAATGGAAACATTATCTTGTAGCCGTCAAACTATTATAAATGCCAAGAAAGAGTTAAACGATTGTGGATTGATTAAAGAAGTATACCAAGGGTTAAATAGACCCAATCGGATTTACATTTTCTGGAGTCTAGAAAATAGACCCCTAGAAGTCCAAAAATTAGACGCAGGGAGTCTAGAAAATAGACCCCTAGAAGTCCAAAAATTAGACGGAATCAATACTAAATATATTAAGACTAAATATAACAATACTAAAGTCATCAACACAGACGATGACGCTGGTCAAAAATCTCTCTCTAAGATTATCAAAGACAGCAACATCAAAATCAATGAGCGTCATGCTCAAATGCTACTTGACTATATCGGACTGGATAATATGACGGTTGACATGATCCAGTATGCGATTGAGAAAACAGAAGATGCTGGCTCTACTAGTTTTAACTATCTAAAAGCTATTTTGGAAAACTGGAAGAAAGAGGGCTTTACCTCACTAGAAGAAGTAAAGGAGCATGAGCAGAAAAGACAAGAAACACAATCTTATCAGAATAAGCAGAAAGATTTCAAGTCTGGCAGATATGCACTGCTTGGAACTGACATAAGCGTACATGAGATTGACCCAGAATTAGGGTTTTAGGAGATCAAAAAAAATGAAAGAAATTAAATACGTTTACAGCCAAACCCCTTTCGGGTGGATGTGGCAACTTGAAATTGATGGACATCGTCCGTTTTATCCATGCGGAAGCATTAAAGGCCTAATGAAGTTTGTAAAAAATGATTTGAACATACTGCTAGACAAATTGGATAGTGACGACAACTACGGACTTGCATTTCACGCTTGCGGATACAATGCACAAGCTCAACAGGATTATATAGACGGGTGGGCAGAAGAAGGCGTAACTGTATTTTAGGAGGAATAGCCTATGGATTTACCATTAGTCTATCACATCAACGAGCAAGAGACTTGTGCTATTCATTCTTGCTTCAAGTGGACATTTAACGACGATGTGCCACTAAGAAATAAGAATGACAGAACCTTTTGCCCAGAATGCCAGCGTGAGAGCATGGCACGGGAGCAAGAAAAGAAGATAGGCCTTGCCTATAATAGCACGGTATTACGTAACACGTTTGATGTGTTAGATAAAAACAGCATCATACCGCCAGAAATGAAAGACGCTACTTTCAAAACCTTTACAGTATCGAACGAGATTGACGAGGAAGCCAAGAACTACGCGTTAAGGCTGGTACATCATTATTTACAGGACGGACGAGGGAACGCTTTGATAATGGGTGAAGCTGGACGAGGTAAAACACACCTCGCACTAGCAATTGCTAGAAAACTAAATGCTGACTTTAAAGCGAATAGCTCGCCTAAAAGCGTACTCTTTATGAATGTACCGACCATGTTTCAGAAAATCCAAGGGGGTTTCAATAAGAAGGATGCTAGAACCACAGATGACTGGTTAGACTTACTGACCAAGGTTGACTATCTTGTTTTAGATGATTTAGGCAAGGGAGACCGTGGACAATGGAAGCAAGACTTTCTGTACACGCTCTTGGATAACCGAGATAAAACCATCATCACTACCAATATGGGAGGTAAGGCGATGAAAGAAGCCTTTGACGATGGGCTAAGAAGTCGCATAACCAAAGGTGGACGGGACCTTTACTTTAAATACCCGGATAATGCAGAAGACAGGAGGAAATTGCCGTTTTGATTGACAAAATGATTGAGGGCTTCGAAGCTACTTGCTACGAGCTTTCAGACGGGATAAAAGCTAAGTTACTGGCCAGTGATCCAAATGTTGCGCGTGACAAGATCATGGACCTGTACGCTTGCAGATTAGCTGGCAGATCATAAAAAAAGGCCCTTTGGGAATGGGATCCCAAAAGACCAAAGATAAAACCTAAGGACATTATAACATGACTAAAATTAAAAATCAATGGCGACCGCGCATCATTAATATTATGGCAGACGGTAGCCGGGTAGAAGACTTGACAGGATACACAATCCCAAAAGATAGCGGATATTACAACGTTATCAGACGAATTAATAAGGAGATTTAAAATGTATAACGAGATTTTAGGGTGTATGACAATCGCAGGAACATTTTTTGCATTAGGATTTGTCGGAGCTGTATGGGATTTCAAACGGGCACAACGCAAGAAAGCGCGTGAACGAAAATTAGATATAGCGATGGAACAATACAATGATGACATTGATGAAGCTATGGCAATTGGTGCGCAATGTGCGTTTGACCGATTAGCAGAAGCACGGAAGTACTCGCGCTCTGACAATGACTGGAGCATGGCAGATTAAACAACTAAAAAAGGAGGGTAAGCTATGAACGAACGGTTACAGCTAATACTAGCTTGCATCAGAGTTGGTCGGGCAAATGTGCTAACAACTCATGATATCGCTAAAATGACAAACTTATCAGTTAGAGGGGTTCGCGAGGGTATTGCAGAACTACGACTTAATCACTCAGTGCCTATCGTGGCCAGTCGGTCGCTTCCTCGCGGATATTATTTTGCAGAAAATGACGATGAGTACACAGCGTGGGTGCTGCAGTACAAGAAGCAAATCAAGACCGAGCAGAAGCTACTGAACAGCTTGAAGTCTACGAGCTGGGATAGTTACAAGAAATTGAAGGAGCGAGATAATGTTTCCATTTGATTATGATCGCGATCATTTGCAACCAGAACTAGAAAAAGACGACTACAAAGACCCAGACGGTTACATTTTTGTAAACGGACGCTGGGTATACTACGAAGAAGATTAAAAAAAGGAGAAACAAAAAATGAGTAAAAATAATTTTGATTTGATGGCACCAAAAGATGCATTCAACAGCCCTGTCGTATTAGACAAATTGAAATCAGTCGTAAATGGGCGCGAGACACAATTCGTGACCAGCTTGCTGTCTATCGTAAATAATAACAGCCATCTTGCCAAAGCGACAAACACAAGCGTACTAAATGCCGCGATGAAGGCTGCCACACTCGACCTACCTATTGATCCTAACCTTGGTTTCGCATATATCGTGCCTTATGGGTCAGAAGCGCAATTTCAGCTTGGATATAAGGGATTGATCCAGCTCGCACAGCGTAGCGGTCAAATCGTGAAACTGAATGCTGGGGAAATCTACGCGAGCCAGTTCAAGGGCTACAACCCACTAACTGAAGACCTGGAAGTCGACATGACGGTCCTACCAAAATCTAACGAAGAAGTAGCAGGGTACTTTGCTTTCATGCGACTCTCTAACGGTTTTGAAAAGACCTTGTTCTGGACCAAGGATCGCGTTCTTGCGCACGGCAAGAAGTACAGCCGTTCTTTAAGCGGTAAATCCAGCCCATGGCAGACTGATTTTGACGCAATGGCACGGAAGACAGTATTGAAACAGCTACTTTCCACTTATGCTCCCTTGTCAATCGAAATGCAGCAGGCCATTATCGAGGATAATGTCGACAGCAAAATTCAAAACAACGGCGCGAAAGGCGTCACCCCACCAGAAGCCACAGAAACGCTTGAGAGCTTCTTGAATGATAAAACAGTAGATAATACTAGCGAACCAGAAAAAGATCACAGCGAGTCTCTGAAAGCGTCTGACGACGATTTAGAACCTGCTGACGGTGTATACGAAGAACTCGGACTATTTGAAGGCAACACGACAAATATTAAGGAGCAAAAATGAAAAAGTTAACTCAAGAAAATTATTATCAAGACAAAGAGTACCTTTCCTACTCACGGATGAAGCAATTCTTAAAATGTCCAGCACGCGCCCTCGCTGTAGAGGGTGGCGCTTGGACCGAGTCGCGAGATGAAACACCTCTGCTTTTAGGGAATTATGTACATAGTTACTTTGAAAGTCAAGAAGCACACAAAGCCTTTTTGGAAGAAAACGGCGACAAGTTGATTTCCAGGGCTGGAAAAACAAAAGGGCAACTCAAAAAAGACTTTTTGATCGGTGATTCCATGATTGCGTCGTTGGAAGACGATACGTCTTTCAATCGTCTTTATCACGGCAGTTCGACTGAGAAAGTTGAAAAAGAAATGATCGTGTATGGCGAAATTGAGGGTGTACCGTTTAAAGGGAAACTGGACAGCGTGAACTTAACGCAGGGATATTTCGCAGACCTAAAGACAATGAAGTCTATCTATGATATGGAATGGAACGCTGACCTACGACGCAAGGTGCCGACAGCAGTCAATAACATTTTAGGCTTTGGGTACCACTGCCAACTCGCAGTCTATCGGGAACTATTGAAACAAATGACCGGGGATGAATTCCGGCCTATCATCGTAGCTGTCAGCAAGGAAGAAGTGCCGGACAAGGAAGTCATCCGAATTGATGAAGAATGGCTTGAGGAAGGTCTGGAAGAAGTGGCGAGCTACATTAAGGAAGTTTGGGAAGTTATCCAACACAAGGCTGAACCTCAATCATGTGGGCGCTGTGATTATTGTCGCAGTAAGAAGAAATTAAATAATATCGTGACTTTGAACAATTTGATTGGAGATTAAGAATGATTAACAGTGTGACCCTCATCGGTCGTTTAACTAAAGATCCAGAATTAAAATACACAAATTCCAGACTTGCTTATGTGCGATTTACCATTGCAGTAAATCGTAAATTTAAAAACCAAAATGGCAAACGGGACGCAGATTTCATTAACTGTGTGATTTGGCGACAACAAGCCGAGAATTTCTCTAACTGGTGTTTCAAAGGTGCCAATATCGGAGTTTCTGGAACCTTACAAACTAGTAATTTCGAGAACCAGCAAGGAGAGCGGGTATATCTCACTGATGTGATTGTTGACACGTTCCAGCTTTTAGAGAAACGAGAAAGTGGTCATCAACAACCAGTTGACAACCAGCCAGACTTTGGACGCAATGCGTCGCCGATGGATATCTCGGACGACGATCTACCGTTTTAAGGAGTGCCTATGAAATTTTTAGATTTATTCGCTGGTATTGGTGGATTTCGTCTTGGGATGGAATCCGCCGGCCATGAATGTATAGGTTTTTGCGAGATCGACAAATTCGCAAGAGCTAGCTATAAAGCAATCCATAACACAGAAGGAGAAATTGAATTACATGACATTACAAGAGTCACAGACGACGAAGTCCGAGCAATTGGAGCCGTTGACGTTATCTGCGGAGGATTTCCGTGCCAAGCTTTCAGCATTGCGGGAGCTAGACGAGGATTCGAAGATACTAGGGGAACTCTATTTTTTGAGATTGCAAGGTTCGCTTCTATTCTCAAACCTAAGTATTTATTCCTTGAAAACGTTAAAGGACTCCTCAACCATGACAAAGGTAATACCTTTGAGACAATCCTCTCAGCGTTGGATGAACTCGGGTATGATGTGGAATGGCAAGTGCTTAACAGCAAAAATTTCGGAGTTCCACAAAACCGGGAACGTGTGTTCATTGTCGGACATCTTAGAGGAGAATGTGCCAGAAACGTTTTTCCTATCTTCGGAGAAAATGCAAAATCTGATGATCAACAGTCAAAAATAGAAATAATTGGCAATACTAAAAACCCAAATGGAACAGGGCGAGGAACGGGAAGTATTGTTTACAACTCAAACGGGTTAGTTGGAACTCTTTTGGCTAGAGATTACAAAGAACCTAAACAAATCGCTATACCAAACGAGATTAAAAAATTCGGAGTTTTACAACCTAACTTTAATCAAAGCGGAGTTGTTTACGAAACGGACGGGATAGCTCCTACAATTCGCTGTTATGGTGGAGGTGGACTTGAGCCTAAAATCCGAGTTAAGGAAGCTACCAAGCAAGGATATGCTGAAGCAGAAATTGGCGATAGTATCAACTTATCGCACCCAAACTCTAAAACTCGCAGAGGTCGAGTAGGTAAGCAGATAGCAAATACTCTCTTAACTGGTGAGAGTCAAGGGGTGGTAGAGCCAGATTTTAGAATACGCAAGCTAACACCTCGGGAATGTTGGCGATTGCAAGGTTTTCCGGACTGGGCGTTTTACCAGGCGCAAGAGGTCAACTCTAATAGCCAACTATATAAGCAAGCCGGAAACAGCGTAACCGTCAATGTGATTGCTGCAATAGCGAGGGAATTGAAATGAAAGAACCAATCATTTTAAAATTTGACTTAAACCGCAAGCAGATGATATCTGCTAATGATCGCTTGCATTTTCAACAGAAAGCCAAAATCACACGCTTTCTACGAGAACTGGCAAAATACGAGGGCCAAAACACGCTCAAAGACTGGTACGGGCTACCTTTTAGCGAGGATAAGCCTTGCAAGGTTCGAGTGGTCATATTTTCCCCAACATTGAGAAAGTATGACCCTCCGAACTGGTCGCCTACAACAAAAGCATTGCTAGACGGTCTGACAGATGCAGAATTTTGGACAGACGACAATTACAACATAATCAAAGAGGTTAGCTTTTCGCACGGTGGGAAGTCTGGCACACAAAATTACAAAATAAAACTAGAAATCATAGAGACGAACAGTAAAAATGAATAAAGAAGATCTACAACGTTCAATACAAATTTACGAGTCACGACTCGCGGACGAGGAGGCATTTAAAATCATGAATGACTACCGTGGCCCATTCTACACCGCACAGCACAAGTCGTTCTTGCGACGTAAAATCCGGGAACAGAAGAAGCTGTTAGAAGAATTAGAGGGGGATGCAGGAAAATGAAAAAAACAGAGAAAGTTATTGAGTTGGTTAATTTGACCAGAAAGTGGTTCATGGACCGTCACATCGAAGAAGGCGATGTAGACAAGCAGACAATCAAGCTATTTGAAGAGGCTGGGGAGCTATCGGGTGCTTATCTCCGAGGACATTCGAATGAAATTAAGGACGGCATCGGCGACGTAGCAGTGGTTGTAGTCGGTTTATCTATGTTGCTTAATTTTGACACTGAAAAAGTATTTTTCGAGGACACAAAAATTCCTTTCCATGCTTCTATCGAGGGAGGGATTTCTGGGATGCTACTAAATGGTACAGAGTTGTTTTTCAACAAACAATTAAATGACAAATTTGGAGCGAAGTTCAACCTGGCACGCATCCTAAATCATCTAATTGCCATCTGTGATCTGCTGGATTATAAATTCGAGGAGTGCTTCGAGATGGCCTACAACGAAATCAAAGACCGTAAGGGTCGCTGGGTGAAGGGCATATGGATCAAAGAGAAGGATTTGAAAAATGAAAAATAACCATAATACATTCGTCTATCTGTGCTTGTTTCTTCTAATCCTTTGCATCTCCAGTCAGGCTAGCGAAATCAAAAAGCTAAAGGCCAAGAGGCCAGCGACTATCTATTATGTGGATAATATGGCTGGTATCGTGACTGGCAAGGAATTTGACGGTGAGCGATACAGTATCACGGTTAGTGGGTATGGTAAGTTTTTAGTAAATAAAGAGCAATATGACCGTGCGATTATCGGGAAAGGGTGGAAGCATGAGTAGAGGGGAAGCTATAAAAAAATTCAAGGAAAGTGAAAGATATATGTATGGCTTAAATGTCACTTTTGCCAACTTATCTAAGAACATAGAATACATGAACCGATTGGAGTCAAATAAACTAAGAAGTTGGCTAAGCGAGCTATATGAAAACTTGACGATGCTTGAAAGCCAATTGCAGAGAAAAGCGGAGTATTGGGAGGGATTGAAGCATGAATAAACAAGAGTCAGTAGAACTCAAAAAATTCACAATTGGTTTTTCAGACTCACAAAAAGCTGAATTCTTGGTTGACGATTTTACTCAAGATGAACTAACGAAAATCATCAGTCAGTTCAATAATGGGAATGTAATGAAAATAAGAAATTTTTATGTGAACCCAAAAAGCATTAACTATTTTGTTGTTGATGATTTTGAAGAAAGTGAGAAGGATTTATAAAATGGAAGATTGTACTAGAAAAGATGAAATCAAATTAAAAGATGTTATCGCACGAATTAAACAGCTAGATATCGGCACTCGAAAGGTATGGCTCGATGAATTTTTGAATGAACTTGGCGGTGACTACGGGACATTGAAATATAAGGCGGGTTATGAACAAGGGAAGCTAGATGGCGCTATGGAACGTGAGAAAGTCACAATCCCTCGGTATGTTGCGGATTGGATAAAACATTTCAAAAAAACTGGCGATTGGGACTTATTTCAAGCGATGGATGATTTATTTGGAAAAGAAAGAGAAGTACGAGAATGGCTTGAAGTCAAACACAATCAAGAACTCTTCGCTCGTGCCTGGCTTGACGGCTACACAGTTGAGGAGAAGCGGTATCGGGTGGAAATAAGAGGGGTTTCTGATAATTCCTTTAGATTGAAGTATAATCCTGACACGAAGCGATGGATAATGGGTTCTAATGTTAATAATAGTGGTTTAATTGCTTGCCACACCCGCAAAGAGCTTGAAGACGCCGGTTTTGGGGAAGTGTTTAACAGCCCATTGTTTGAAGTTGAGGAGGTGGAGTAATGATACAAACGCTTGAAGAAGGAATGAAGAATCAAAGTAAATGCATAAAAATCCCAAGGGAAATCAGACCATTTGATATAGGGTATCGAATAGTAAATAAACACGGTCAACCACTTGCCTTAAAAAACGGAGCAAGTATATTCGCTTTACCCTCATTGGCTGAAAAAGCCATAAAGAAAGAGTTTGGGAAAAATGATCCAGACTTTGATATCGAAAAATATTCCGTTGAAGAGGTCGCTATTGTGAACCTAAGTAAATTTCATAGTTATTTTGAGGAGGTGGAAGGATGGCAAAATTCGTTCAAATCCAAACTTGTTATAGAGGAAATGTTGAAGATGAACTCATAAATATCGAGGATATTAGTCGTATTGCTTTAGGGCCTAATATTCTATTTCTTAAAACCTCATACGGAAATGATGAACATCACCACAGCATTACTCAAGAATCGGTTAATAAATTGTTAAAGGTGCTGGATATTGTTGAGGAGGTGGAGTGGATGAAAAAACCTATAGTTGGATCATATGACAACGAAATCAGTATTCGTACATTCCAGAAATGGTTGAATGAAAACAAAGATTACGGAGGTGTAGAGGATGTCACTGAGAGGGTTTGAGGTGAGTCAATGACACTAACAGATGATTTCTTTAAAGAAAGCGAGCGGGTGATTTCTCAATTCGATAAACCGATAGATTTTTTTAAATCGATAAATTACCCGGACCCGCAAGGTATCACGAGTCGGTATAGAAGGGCATTAAAAGACCACAGGCTGCCAACGCCAGGCACAATCTCACAATTTGAAGGTTTTATTGAAACAGACCTACTGTTTGAATGCATGAAGCTATCTCTTGATAGCGCAGTAGAGACAAGAGGTCGGTCAAATGAAAAGGTGGTAGAGCGTTTCTATGCGAGGAATGCCGGATACAAGAAGAATGAAAGAAGGAAGGAGGAGCGCAGAATGGCTCGCAAGAACAAGGTTTTGGACGCTATATTGCGCCTGGAAGGGTACAGATAATGCTGTTTAAAGAGCTACTTAAAAACAAGACCAAGGAGAACGCAGAGAGCACCTTGAAGTCTTACCGTACATTTCTACGAATTGCCGGAGAAGAGTACAGTCCGAAAGTGACCGCTACTTATTCCCTGGAACCAAAGAGCGCCCCTGCTTCTCCGAGTAAACAAACAGAGACCATGGTCCTGCGACGAGTTAGCGCCCAGCAAGAGCTAGAACACATGGCCGAGGCCATTAATCGTCTATCAGATGACCATCTATCGCAGATCTTAATCGAGAGATACTGCAGATTGAGATTCCGGCAAGACAAAGAAATATATCCAGCTCTTGGCTATTCTTCCAGTGAATACTATCGGTTGCTGGATCGAGCATTGATTGAATTCGCAGAAGCCTATAAATTTGGAATGTTATTAGAGTTCTGGTGATTTCTGGGAGATATTTGAGAGAAATTGTGGAGTAATAACACTATTTTTAGTGATAATATAGTACTATCCGATAGAGCCATGGAATGCTCATTGGTAGTCTCCTATTTTGAGTTGTGGGGTAGCTTAACGGTCAGAGCAATGGACTTTTCACCCATATAGTGCGGGTTCGATTCCCGTTCCCACTTTTTTAGCGAGTGACAGGCTGTACGTCTTTTTTCTACCTTTTACATTGGAATCTCCTTACTGGTTTTTTTGGCGGTTCGATTCCGCCCACTCGCGTTTCAAAAAGCACCATAAAAACAAAAATAAGAAAGTGACCTGTGACGTTGGTTTGGTGCTTCCAACTAGGCCTCTTATAAAATATTTTGTCGAGAGACAGAGTAGACCATATAACCCGAGAAGAGCGTATCGTCTAGATACGTTCTTTTTGGTTTCTGGAGTAAAACATGAAAATTGAAAAATTAAATATTACAGAAATAACAGAATATGAGAACAACGCGAAGTTACACCCTCGCGAACAAATCGAGCAGATAAAAAAATCAATCCAGGAATTCGGGAATAATGACCCGATCGCGATTGATGAGAATAATGTGATCATCGAGGGTCATGGACGATATAAGGCCTTGCAAGAGTTAGGCTATGATGAAGTCGAAGTCATTCGTCTATCTCACATGAGTGAGGAACAAAAACGAGCTTATATCCTTGCTCACAATAAATTGACTATGAATTCTGGGTTCGACATTGAACTTTTGAACTCAGAACTTGAAAGTATTGTGAATATCGACATGGAGGACTTTGGATTTGACTACTACGAGCCAGAGTCAGAAGTTGAAGAGGATGATTTCGAGGTTGAAGAAACCAAGGAGCCAATCGCCAAGCTGGGCGATATCTACCAGCTCGGACGTCACCGTCTAATGTGTGGTGACTCTACTGATCCAGACCAGCTTGCTAAGTTGGTAGATGGACAACAGATTGATTTAATTGTAACCGACCCGCCATACAATGTAGCCTATGAAGGTGGAACTGAGGAAGCCCTCACAATCATGAATGACAGCATGGACAATGAGTCGTTTAGAAAGTTTTTAAGAGACGCATTCTTTGCTGCAGACACGGTTCTACGTGAAGGGGGGGCGTTCTATATCTGGCACGCAGACTCAGAGGGCTACAATTTTAGAGGTGCCTGCTCTGATATTGGTTGGACAGTGCGTCAATGTTTAATCTGGAATAAGAACACCCTTGTTTTGGGCCGTCAAGATTACCAGTGGAAACATGAACCTTGCTTGTACGGCTGGAAAGAGGGGGCGGCACACTACTTTGTGAATGACCGTTCCTTGACCACTATCATTGAAGACGTGGAAGATTTAAATAAAATGACGAAGGCCGAGCTTATCGAGTATATCGAGCGCATGCAGGCCAACTCACCAACCACTATCATCAATGAGAATAAACCAACCAGAAATGGCTTGCACCCTACTATGAAGCCGTTGAAACTGATTGAACGGCTGGTGCGAAACTCTAGCAAGAAAGGCTGGAACGTGTTAGATAGCTTTAACGGTTCCGGTTCGACTATGATTGTTTGCGAAGATTTGGGGCGGACCTATTTTGGTATGGAACTGGATCCACGGTATGTGGACGCTACAATCCAACGTTGGGAAGAACACACAGGCCAGACGGCAGTTAAATTGAATTAAGAACATTATTTGAAAGGGAAGTGAGGCGATTGGCAAATGAAGAAAACTTAATCCCGTTTAATGAGCGAAGCGTGAGCGAAACGAGAGAGCTCGGGAGAAAAGGCGGTATCGCTTCTGGGAAAACAAGACGAAAAAAAGCGAATATGAAAAAGACGCTTGAAGCTCTACTTGTATCCAAAGTTTCAAACCCTCAGCTCTCTAGAGTATTGAAAGACATGGGTTTTGAGGACGACTACGAGTCAGCGCTCCTTTTGGTGACAATGCAGAAAGCACTGAAGGGTAGCTCGCGTCATATGGAACTGATATCTAAGATAGCAAACAGCGAAGGTGCCAAGGATACGCTTGACAAGAAAGAACAGAAAGCACGTATCAAGTCTCTGGAACTTGAAAACAAACGCAAGGCCCAGGCATTAGACGAGGCGGGAGGTGGTGTTGATGAGTCAATCCTCATCATTGACGATATCCCGAATGATTAAACCAACAATAAAACTCAGTAAAGAGATCAATCCTAAGTTTTATAATGTGTGGCGGTCAGCAAAACCTTACAACATCTTAAAGGGTGGCCGTAACTCGTTTAAGTCCTCGGTCATTGCTCTCCTACTTGTCTTTATGATGATTAAGGCCATAACCCAGGGCCAATGCGTAGAGATTATTATCGTGCGTAAGGTCGGTAGAACAATCTTTGACAGCGTGTATAAAAAGATAATATGGGCGCTTGACAAGTTTGGGATAACCTCTCAGTTCAAGAAGACAAAGAGCCCGTATAAAATCATTCACAGGCGCACAGGGTCCACATTCCACTTCTACGGCCAGGACGATTTCCAGAAGCTGAAATCGAATGAGGTCGGTAAAATCATAGCGGTTTGGTATGAAGAGGCTGCAGAGTTTGCTGACTCCGAAGAGTTTGACCAGTCAAACAGTACATTCATGCGTCAAAAGCACCCGGACTATCCGTTTGTACAGTTCTTTTGGTCGTACAACCCACCGCGTAACCCTTACAATTGGATCAATGAGTGGGTTGATTCGTTGCGAACGGCTGAGAAGTATTTGATACATGAGTCTAGCTATCTGGACGACGAACTGGGCTTTGTTACAGAACAAATGCTGGACGAGATTGAGCGTATCAAGACCAACGACTACGACTACTACAGGTATTTATATCTGGGTGAACCCGTGGGCCTTGGTACAAACGTTTATAACATGGATCTGTTTAAACGCGTAGACAAGATATCAGATGGTGAACGCGTTATCGGTCAGTTGTTTGCAGCAGATACCGGACACCAACAATCAGCAACTACTTGCTTGCACGCCGTGGTAACTAATCGGTCGAATGTCTATCTTGTGGATAACTATTACTACAGCCCGGCTGGGAAGGTGCACAAAAAGGCACCGAGCGTGTTATCAAAAGAGCTGCATGATTTTGTAATCAAGCAAACGCAGAAATTTCCAAACGCACGGGTCATTGAAATGACGATAGATAGTGCAGAGGGGGCCTTGAGAAACCAGTACCTTGAGGACTTTGGTATTCGCTGGCACCCGGTAGCAAAGAAGAAAAAAATAGTAATGACCGAATACGTCCAATCGCTCCTTGCGAATGGTCGTTTTTATTATTTCCCGACTGAGAACAACCTCAAGTATTTTATTGAGGAACACAAGCGGTATCAATGGGATGAACGGTCGGTAATGGATGATGACCCGAAAGTCATCAAAGAGGACGACCACACATGCGACGCACTGCAGTATATGGTCGTTGATAACGCGCAACTACTAAGATTAAAAGCCTAGAGAAAGGTTTAAAATGAGCATCTTACAAAAGATTAAGAATATATTTAAAAGGAGCACGTACGTAATGACAGGCCAATCTTTAGGCAACATCACAGAACATCCAAAGATCCCAATCACACGGGAAGAGTACGACCGGATCCAGAAGAACTTGAAGTACTACCAGAGCCGGTGGGACCCAGTAGCTTATCGTAACTCGAACCGCCAAATGCAACACCGCAAAATGAACCACTTACCAATTGCTAAGGTAGCGTGTAAGAAGATTGCTAGCCTGGTATTTAATGAACAGGCTGTGATCTCAGTCGGTGATGAAACAGCTAATAAATTTATTCAGCAGACCCTTTTCAATGACCGCTTTAACAAGAACTTTGAACGGTATTTAGAGAGCTGTTTAGCTTTGGGCGGGCTTGCTATGCGTCCTTATGTGGATGATGATAAGGTGAAGGTCTCATTCGTGCAAGCTCCTGTCTTTTATCCGTTACAAGCTAACACACAGGATATCTCGTCTGCAGCAATCATCACGAAGAGCGCTAAAACCGTAGACAAGAAGAACGTCTACTACACGCTGGTTGAGATCCACGAATGGCTCAAAGACGGCAAGTATGTTATTACCAACGAACTGTACAAGTCTCCAGACAAAGAGAAGGTCGGAGACCGTGTGCCACTTGCTGAACTCTATGAGGACCTTGAGGAAGAAGTAACGCTGGACGGCCTCACGCGCCCACTATTCACTTATTTGAAACCTCCAGGAATGAACAACAAGGACATCAACAGCCCGCTGGGCTTGTCTATCTTTGACAATGCTCGCAGCACTATTGATTTTATCAATACCACCTACGACGAGTTCAAGTGGGAAGTCAAAATGGGACAGCGTAGAGTTGCTGTGCCAGACCAAACAGTCCGGATTGGTTTCGATGACTATGGCGATGCTGATTTGGTGAGTCGTGAATTTGACCCAGAGCAAAACGTCTATGAGCAGATTGACGGTGGCAAGGACACACCAATCGGTATCGTAGATCTAACTACTCCTATCCGTTCAGATGACTACATCAAGGCTATCAACGAGGGCTTGAGTCTGTTTGAAATGCAGATAGGCGTATCTGCAGGCATGTTTACATTTGACGGTAAATCCATGAAGACTGCCACAGAGGTGGTATCTGAGAACTCTGACACATACCAAATGAGGAACAGCATTGTCTCTTTGGTTGAGCAATCGATCAAAGAGCTAGTGATCTCAATCTGTGAAATTGCTAAGCTGTACGGGCTGTATAGTGGTCCTATCCCAGAAATGGATAAAATCACGGTGAACCTGGACGACGGTGTCTTTGTCGATAAGAACAACGAGTTGGATTATTACATCAAAGCTCTTGCTGGTGGCCTTGTCAGCAAGAAATACGCAATTGGTAAGGCTCTAGGCTTATCCGATGAAGAAGTAAATAAAATGATGAAGCAAATCAAACAGGAAACAGTGGATGAAGCCGGAGTCTTGAGGGACCCCTTGGACATCCAGACGTATGGAGAGTAATTAAATGGCGCGCGATCATAAGTACCCAGCTCATATCAATGATGAACAGTTGCTACTACGAGCCAGTCAGGTAGGTGACATATATCATCAAATGGCCCTGGATCTATTTGATGAAGTGATCGAGCGTCTCTTAATTCGCGGTACAGTCTCTTTGCAAGAAAACCCTTATATCTGGCAGTTAGAACGCATGAGCCAGATGCACTTGCTAAACGAGAAGAACCTTGAGACTATCTCATACTACTCAAAGATTGCCGAGGACCAGCTCAGAGAGGTCATTGAGGGTGAAGGGTTTAAAATCTACAAAACAACCAAGGAACAGCTTATTGACGACCTGGGCGAGGGTGAATTTGGGAATGGTAAGCATGCACAGGAATTGCTAGCTGGCTATTTCGCCCAATCTCACGGTGATATTACGAACCTAATCAATACCACGTTGCCACATTTGGTAACCTCAACCTATCGGGCTATTGTCCAGGAGGCAGTCGCTAAGGTGGTAACTGGCCTTGCTACTCAAGATAAAGCCGTATCGGACACGGTCATGAAATGGCAAGAGGTAGGCTTCAAAGGTTTTGTAGACCGTGGTGGTAAACGATGGAAGATTGACAATTATGCACGGACAGTGATTAAGACTACCGTTGTGAGAAGTTATCGGGAAATGCGGACAATGCCAGCGGACGAGTTAGGGATTGATACCTTTTATTATTCCAAAAAGGCAACAGCCCGCGAAGCATGCGCGCCTCTACAGCACCACATCGTCACTCATGGCCCAGCTAGAGAAGAGAACGGTATTGAGATACTTTCTCTTGCTGACCATGGTTACGGAACTCCTGGAGGCTGTCTAGGCATTAACTGTGGACATATCCTCACTCCTTTTGTACCTGGTATCAACGAGCTCCCAAAATTGGGGCCGGATGTAAAAGATATCACCCCAGAGCAAGCTATCAAGAATGCCAATGAGCAAGCCAAACAAAGGGCGCTAGAACGTGCTATCAGAAACACAAAGGAAAAGCTA